GAGGGATGATGAAGCGAGCTGATGGCTCGTATTCTCCACGCGGTTTATGGGATAATATTCGTGCTAACAAAGGAAGTGGTAAGAAACCAACTGCCGAAATGTTAAAGCAAGAAAAGAAAATTAAATCAGAAGAAAAAAAATAGTTATGGCAGGAGCTTGGCAACGTAAAGAAGGTAAAAATCCTGAAGGCGGATTAAACGCTAAAGGCAGAGCGTCTTATAATTCTGAAACTGGTGGCAATTTAAAAGCTCCGGTTAAGTCTGGTGTTAATCCTCGTAGAGTTTCTTTTGCAGCTCGCTTTGCTGGTATGCTTGGGGCAATGAAAAAACCAAATGGAGAACCAACAAGGAAAGCATTAGCATTAAAGGCTTGGGGTTTTGGTAGCGTTGAAGCTGCAAGGAAGTTTGCCAATGCACATAAAAAAAGTTAATTATTGGTTTACCCAATGGTTATTGTGCATTTCCCACCAAAAAGTAAGGTCTTCGGATTGATCATCATAGTATTGACCTACAAAATCAGACTTCCATTTACTATGTATATTTTCAAACATTGTTAATGTTAATACTGGTTGAGTTATATTTAATTCGTTTTTTATTATATCTACCACTTTCATATAATTACCTCCCCTAATTACTCCTGCTTCTACTAATAGTATTATTTTATCTCCTATACTATTCGCATGGATTTTAAACATATCATGAATTTCTTTTACAAACTTTTCATCAAACGATTGGTCTGGATATGGTACATCTACACCAAATCCGCTACATATTTCTCCGTTGTTTGTTAATTGGTGACGAAGATATTGACCTATTACAGATGAATAATCTGTTGACACTGTTACTATCAATACGTTTGATGCATTTAAATCATGAGATAATAAAGTATTTTTTAAATCATTCATTAAACAAAGTTCTGTATCCCATTCTACTTTAAATTCTTTACGCATTATATTATTAAGGTTTAACTTCCTTTTGTTGATCTAAAATTGCTCTACCCTTATCTGATAATGGTCTAGCATATATTCTTAATTTCTTTTGTGTAGTTGGGCATACAAAAGTTAAACCTGCATCTAAATAAGATTTTATTACTAATTCTAAAACTCCATCAGCATCTTCACTTGCGCCAATTACATGGGGTTCATCATAATCAAATTGCATACAGAAATCGCATCCGTCTAGCGGTTGTGCATCTTGCGGAAGGTTTAATTGTTTTTCTTTTTTAGCTTTTGCCATTGTTAAAGTTTTTGTGGGTGTTTTCAATATCTTGTAAAAATTCTCTTGCTTTTTCTACTTTTTGCTCAATGCGTAAAATATCATCTTCGTTTCTACTAACGTCATACATTAGTATTCTTTCTTCCATAGCTATATCATCAAACTTCATGTTTAATTCTAGCTTCATGGCTTCTCTTACAAACTCTGGGCTTTCTTCTGAAATTACATCTAGCTTTTTTAGTAAGTAATACTTCTCTTGTTGGATAATATTATCTGGTGTATTTACAAGGCAATAAGCAATGGTAGCTTTGGTTTTACCCGTAAGCCACATATATGACATCATTTGCCAATAGTATAAATTATCAAGTTTATCTGGGATATTACCTAAGAATGTCCATAGGTCATAGCTAGATTTAATATCAATAATTCCATCATCAATAATATCTGGTAGCCCTGTTATGTATTTATTTGAAAATCTTTCCGTATTTTTAGCAAAAGGTTTTTTTAAGAACATAGACAATAAATCAATCGATTCTTGCTCTACTTCAATACCTTTTTTCATTTGCTTTGTTTGAATATCTTTACTCCTATTATACTTATTAGAAATATAAACATCAAGCAAATGTCTTTGTGCGGTCTTAGAAAGTAACCCAGCTTCTTTGTCCGCTTTGGTTACTGGTTCGGTCATTATATACCCTACAGAGCTTGCTCTGATTAGTGTTTCATTCCAATTCATAGTTATAAAGATTTATGTTTAGCGTTATAAGATTCTAATACCTCTGGATTATTTTTAGCCATTAATTCCCAAGCTCTTAACTCCTCTTTAGTCTTGCAAGCATTTATAAACTCTATTGTTTTTTCAGCTAAAGATTTTTTAGATTGGGTAGGAATAATTTCATCTGGGACTTCTTGGTAAAATTCGTTTAAATCTTTTAATTTAATTACATTTTGCTTGTGATACTCTTCCACAAGTTCTCTTGCGTAATCAAGAGCCTTTGTAGCAGATTCGCCCTCATTAAGAGCAAATTCAACGCCAATTTTTTCAGAAGAATAGTTTCCTAAGTTAAATGTTCTAGTGTAGTTAATCGTTTGTATATGCATAATATTGGTTTATTTTATTCTGGTTACAGTAGTAGTGTTGTCAGTAGCTTTAATCTTAAATAATTTATCTTTGTGGGCGTCTTTTTTCTTTAAATTGGATACCATAACCATTACGGAAGTATATGGATTATCTAACCTAAGATGTTCGCCTAATGTTAAGTCAGCAACCTTACTGGAAACTGAATCGGGGGAAATGCTTCTTGCCATGTTGTGTGTTTTGGAACAAAATTAATTTAATTAATTTAATTAAAAAAATAAATTTAATTAAATTTTTGTATATATTTGTATCCGCATAAGACATAGTTAAAGGTTTAACTGGTATCGCTCCTAAGTTTCTACTTGGGAGCCTTTTTTTTGCTTATTTGTCAAGTTATAGCTTTACGACAAGGGGAGGACTTGCGTAGTATGACTACCAACAATTAACAAATTTTGTTACAAGTCTATATAAATCAGTAACATATTTGCCCTAATTCCATTACAACATTTTACATATTGTACCTAAAACATTGTACAATGTTCCCAATTTGGTTACAAAAGTTCGCTAATAGTAAACTTTATCAATCATAAAAGTTATTCAATAAGGCAACTTTGAGCCGTAAATGACCAATAATCGGCTCATGTTTGAGCGATAAAAAACCCCATGTCATTCTAAAACATGGGGCTGAAACTACAAACTATGATAACCACCGTAAAAATATAAATTATTTTTCAATAAATTTCTTTTTTACCAAGTTTAGCTTTGCCCTATATTCTAGAATTAAGCCCTTTAGCTCATCTTTTGTAGGTTTTGCTGTTTGCCTAGCTGTTTCTCTTAAATATTCAACTATAGCATTATTTTCTTCATGTAATTTATATTCAAATTCTTCTATATTACCAGTTTTGAAATAATTACATTCCATACATTGTGGTCTGCAATTTTGTTCCATCCATCTAGTGCTTAAATTTGACCTGCCCATAAAATGACCGCATTGTATTTCTGCAATTGTATGTTTTTTACCACAAGTATAACATTCAACAATACCAGTTTTATCTGCATATCTATTTCTAATGTATTGACTAAATACATGGTCAAGGTCTTGAACAAGATTCTGAAAACTTTCTGTATCATCTTCAAATTCTTCCATTCTTTTTTGCGTAGAATGTACTGTGGCGCATTGTTTACACATCTTTTTAGAAAACCAATAATCAATATTGCCACAATTAACACAACGCTTTTTCTTTGTTATTATTGTACTATTGTATGCCATCTTTTTTTATTTTATTTCTTTCTTGATTTTTAATTACTGGTTTATTTAATTTTTCTTGACCTTTTTTACCAATGTATAACATCTGTATGTCAAAGTAAAAATCTTCTTTATCATCTTTAGTTAAGTCAGGATGATTTTTAATCCTGTGCATTATTTCATCTTCGGTAATCCATCTTTCCATAGGTTATTTATTTAGTTGGGCAAAGCTAATTAATTAAATTAAATAAATAAAATATAATTTTAAAAAAATAAATTTTGTAATTTAAAATATTAGTTCTTACTTTGTTCTTCAATCAAAATATTTATGGAAAAACCTAATGTTAGAGATGAAATTATTTTATATCTCGAAGAACAAGAGCGACCACTGGCTTGGCTTTCAAGAAAAACAGAAATCCCATACCCTACACTTTACTCTATTTTTATTCAGAGAATAATGAACTTATCTGATACAAATTTAGCAAAGATAAATAGAGCAATGGACACTGATTTTATTAACGATTAAGCATATAACATGCCAAAAGATACATTTTATTTCTCGCATGATTATAATGCAAGGAATGATGAAAAGATTAAAATGCTCATAAGAAAACATGGGATGGTGGGTTATGGTGTTTTTTGGGCTATAGTTGAAGATTTATACAATAATGCGAACGCATTGCGAACGGATTACGATGGTATTGCATATGATTTAAGGTTGCATAGCGATATTGTAAAAAGCGTAGTAAATGATTTTGATTTATTTGAAATAAATGGGGATTATTTTGGTAGTTCTTCTGTTCAAGCAAGATTAGACCAAAGAAATGAAAAAAGTCTAAGCGCAAGAAAATCAGCTAGTTATAGGTGGAATAAAAAAGAAGAAGATGCGAACGCATTGCAAACGCTATCCGAAGGCAATGCTAAAAAGGAAAGGAAAGGAAAGGAAATAAAAGGAAAGGAAATAAATAATACAGTGCCGCCTCTTCAAGAATTTTTAGAATATTGCAAGAAAAACCTTGAGCAAAATAAATTTGTGTATAGCGAGTATGAATATTCTTTAAAATCAAAATATGATACTTGGGTGGCTAATGGTTGGAAAGATGGGCATAATAAACAAATTAAAGACTGGAAGGGTAAAATTCGCAACACTATACCCTTTTTAAGACCAATACAGACACTTTCTAATAAAAATGGAGGGAAGTATCAAAAAGAATTAGAAACCGCTAGAAACGCCTTTAAACCAATTTCTGAATAATGATAACAATTTTTAAAAACATCTTTTCTAAGGAACCAAATTACATTTCTGTTGAAGCCGCGTTAAAAAGAATACAAGAAGGTAAAAGTAAATCAACCGTATCTGAAATCAGAGGAACAATTGATAAAGAAAAAGCAAATAAGATAAAACTAAACCTTCCTTCGGTGTGTTTTAGTGGTAAATTTGGTCCCGATAGAACTGATGCCCAGTTAA